ATCTATCAGCACCGTTAGTTTCATCATAAACTCTAAATTTACCACTATTAACTACTAATTTATAATCAGGATTGGCATCACTTTCAGTAAAACGAAGACTTGGACTTACATCAGATATAGTTATATCGCTGGAAGCAATAGTTCCAGTTGTAACTATATTCTGCGATCCAAAATTAGGACTAGCAGCTGGACCAGTTGGACCAGTTGCACCTTGAGGACCTTGTGGTCCAGTATCTCCAGTATCTCCTTTAATACCTTGTATACCTTGTATACCTTGTATACCTTGAGCTCCAGTATCTCCTTTAGGAATAGAAAAATCAAAACTTGCAGCTGATGAAGTACCACTGTTGGTAACAGAAACATTTGTTCCAGCATTACCAGTTGTTACTGTCCCAACTGCAATCGTGGCAGCTGTACCTGTAACCCCTTGAATACCTTGATTTCCTTGAGCACCTTGAGATCCAGTATCACCAGTGTCTCCTTTATCACCTTTGAGACCTTGAGGACCTGTAGCTCCAGTATTACCTGTAGCACCTTGAGGACCTGTAGCACCTTGAGGACCTGTAGCTCCTGTAGCTCCTGTAGCTCCAATTAATGTTGAAGCACTACCCCATGAACCATTAGTCTTAGGACCATATATAGCATCATTAGTCGTATCAATATAAACATCACCTTCTTTACCAAGCCCCTGGTCTGGAGCACCTGCACCATTTAAAGATGCTGGTTTGTTTTTAGGGTTTGTAGAATCTTGAACTTCCTGATCAAAATATAAATCCTGATCTTTATTATTGTTTAAATCTATTGCTCTAATAGAAGAACCAGACGAATAAACAGCTTTAGCTGTGTCTACATCTGTATCTCTATAAATAAGAATCTTAACTCCAGATTTTGGAGCACCTGAAAGTACTTGTGTATTAGATTCAAATGTTGTTGGTGTGCCTGTAATAGGCTCGAATTGGATGGATGTGGCTGTGGGGAATGTGTATTTAGTTGTCGCTAAAGTTTTACCGTTAAGTGAAACTTTAATATCTTCAGTTTTTAAAACAGGAAAGGTAAAAGTTAATTGGGCTTGTCCCGATATACCTTTAGAACCATCTCCTATATATTCTTTAGTTGTCGTTGCCATTTGTTATCCAAATTTTATGGTCTTAAGTTTTCATTATGAAAGCGAGTGCATAATACGGTGGTCTGTTTTCTACGCTACTTCCAGAACCTACTGAACCTGTATTACCACTAATAGTAATAGTTGCATTACCAGTAGAGCGATTTCCAAAATTATTACCAGCACTTCCACCAGTACCAACTGGACTTCCATTCTCATCATTAGCGCTATTTAATCTAGAGTAAGAATGATTATGAGTATTAGATCCGCTAAATGTGTGGGTATGTGATGGTAATTGACTTGTAGTTAAAGTATTTGTATTAGCACCACCTGTATTACCTGAAGAATAAGTAGAACCAGTTCCAACAATAAATCTATCTCTTAAGTCTGGTGTACCATTTTGTCCATCACATAAAGCCCAACCACTAGGAGCTGTGCTTCCTGTGTACATCAGAATCATACCGGTGACCAAAGGAACTTGAGCTAAGGTTATATAATTAGTGTCGTTAGTAAAAGTTGAAAGGTTTGCTCCAGTATTAGCTTTGCCAGCAATAGTCGTATTTATAGAGTTAGCTAGTTTATCTGTCGTAACTGCATCGTTAGCTATTTTAGCTGTAGTCACTGCTATATCAACGATGTCTTGAGTATTTACAGCAGGGTTAGATAACTTACTAGAGTTGATTGATCCGTCTGCAATATTATCACCATCTATTAATAATTGACTTATATTGCTTCCACCAGCAGCAAGACTATTAACAACATCTCGTGTTTCTTCTGCTACATATAATGTCTGTTTATTAACATTATTTAAGTCAGTTGCTCTTATAGAAGAGCCAGCCTGAAACTCATGTACTGGTGTAGTTGGATCTGTTTCTCTATATATTTGTAATTTGTAAGTGCCAGTTGCAGAGAATAAATTTGCTTGCAACTGAACTCTATTATCTGTAGTAATTTCCCAGTCAACTAAATAAGTTTTCTGTACAAGATTTGCTGTAGTAGTACCAAGTTTGACTTTGACATCAGTTTTTCTTGCGTAGTTAAAACTTATTAAATTTGATTCAGGGATAGTAGTTATATCATTAACTACTAAATCTTGTATTTGTGATGTCATTCTTATTTAGGCATTTCTAAGATTTTGTCTATGGTTCCTGTGTTAGCTTTTCTATTTTTTAGCTTTTGATCTCTTTCTTCAATAAGGAGTTTTTGGACGTCGTTATCATTTTTAAGAGATGCCCAAGCTCTTTTCTTAGCTCGGTCAAACGACTTTGCAATACGCTTGTAGTGTGGAAATGATCTTGGTTCAACTTCTTTTAATCCATTATTTTTGTGCCAATTCATTTCAGCAATAGATACTTGTATTGATTCTTCTCCAGCCATCTTGTCAAAGTCAGCTAATAAGTTTTGCTCACCTATAGCTTTTTGATACATAGACCTTACCTTTGGACTGTCAGATAAATCTGTTCCATCTGGTGCTGAATATGTTGAGGTTCGTAAGTCGTAACCACTATCAAATAATAATTGTCTACCGGGAGAATAATCTAAGTTAAAGTTCACAGGTGAAGCTGCATTAAACATACGAGTTACAAAGTCGTGATCTTTAATAGGTTTACCAGTTAAGATGTCGTATTTAATTGGTAGCGGATCTACTGCAATATTTTCAGTTATTAAGTTTCTATTTCTTATAGCACTGCCAAAATCAGATCCTAATTCTCTTGTGTAAGGAGTTAGTACTTTACCTATTTCATTCCTAAGACCAGATAAAGGAACTGTATTATTTGCTAAAGAAGCAAGTATTCTATTCTGCTGTCCGGGAGCACCAGAAAATAAATCTACAAAGGACTGTAATCCAGCTAAATAAGATTTACTTGTAGCTGTATTAGCTAATGCTAGTCCTAACTTTGCCAAACTATCTTCTGCCCACTCTTCACCCATCAAATCTTGGTGATCTCCTATATCTCCTACTAATGCAAGTATTTGGTTATATGGTTCAAACGCATCATAGTTAACCCAGACTCCACCAATTTTTATAGTTCTTGGTTTCCATCCAGCATCTAACCATGCTTGTCTTTTTACTCTATCTGTTGGTCCATTGCCATGTAAGTTACCACTAAGATATGCCATTGATGCCATACTTAATGCTGCACCACCCATAGCTAATCTTCCACTTTGGACAGCTTTAGCATTTATAAGATCTCTATTAGTTTTTATTCCATACTTAGCAAGAGGTCTTAAATCATCTCCGGGTTTTGCTTTAGCTATTAGATTAAATTCATCAACTAATAAATTTAGTCCGGGTGTATGTTTAGCAGTTAGAGTTAATCCGTTTACACCTGTTCTAGCAAACAGAAAGAATGGTCTAGCCCATGGTGCTGACTGAAATGCTTCTCCTAATTTTTCAGAAAACCCAGTTAAATCTTGTGTTAATGTTGCTTCTTTTCTTGAATATTCAGCAGCAGCATCAGTCAAAGTACCATCTGGATTAAATATTTTTTCATTAAACTTATCTTCCATATCCTTAAAGAATTTGGCATCAAAGTTTGCAAAATTAGAATCAGGTAATTTAGCAGCAGCTTCTAGAAATGCTTTTTCTCTTGCTCTCGCTCTACCAATAATTAATGAAAAAGCATCATCGGTAGACGCCATTATTTTAGTTGAGTAAGTAAGGAAACTACTATCATTTGCAGCTCTTGCGAGATTAGCAGTACGATACAAAAGTTTATCCATACGATCTCCTCTAGTTTCTGCCCAGTGACCATAAGCAAGCCATTCATCATCTGCTTTAGTTCGCTCAACAAATCTAGTTTTCATTGTTGAAATATCACCAGCCCAATAACTATTTAATTTGCTCTTAAATAATTGGAATGATTCTGGTATAGATTCACGCATAGCATTAAGAGAAGCTAATGCAGCTCTTGAAGTCATAAAATCACCACGCATTGCACCACCTATAGCCATAGCCATTGGTCGAGTAAATGTTGCAGTGGACGTACCTAAGACTGCTCGTACTGATGTTTTAGGTCCAGATAAAACACTATGAGTAAACATAGATCCCATCTCTCTTAATAAAGCACCTGTTTTCTTTTTATCTCCAGCCCATGAACCACCTCTCATTTTGTAACGCATAAATGCGTCTAAATCGTCGAGAGTGTGTATTTCTTTAGCCATTGATATTCCTTCAAGCATGGCTTTAAATACTTCATCACCATCTTGTTCTGTAGTCATATCTAAAACAGCACGGAAAGCATCAATGCTTTGTTGTACATCTTTATCTATGGCTTCATTAAACTCTTTTGGTAATTTTCTAATACGTGAATCACCTATCTCTGCAAGTTGTTGTGATGCTTCTGCACTAGATATTTTTCTAAGTCTTAAACCAGCAATTAGTTTTTCTACCATTTGCTGAGCAGGACCATCAATATCCTTAAGGTCAGCTATATTTGCTAGTTCTCGTGCAGCAATACCAGAGTCTCTAATGTCATTAAACAAAGAAGTATTAACCATGTCTAATGCTTTGATGTACATTGGTTTCATATATTCACCAACTTTCTTTCCAGATTTATTAGTTACTGGAATTGAATCTTTTGTAAATTTTTTAAAGAACTCTGCTGTACTTACATCACTTGTATTTCTACCTTCGTAAACAGACCTAAACATATCAAGATCTTCACCAATACTTTCTTGTAAAGTTTTACCTTGCCTAGTTGCTGTTTCTTCTAGTTGTTTTATAAATCCTTGACTTCTAAAGTTTCCAAGTATTTCTTTTATAACTTCTTCTGTTTCACCTGTACCTTTAGCCATCCTCTCAATTTGAGTGTTGGATGTCATAGAACCTACGTGACCTTCTTCTGCACCCCATTCTTTCTTAGTACGTTTTATAGAATTATCGACACTAGCTGCACTACTGTTAGAGGTAGTTGCACCTTGCCATGGATCTGCAATAGGTTCGTTCTTTGGTGCTCTAAACCCGGGATCTTTCATCTGAGATTTAGCTTGTTCTCTTTTTTGTAATTCGATACTGTCTTTTCTAGAAGACATAAATTCTTGGAACTTTTTACCCACAGAAGTAAGATCTTCAGGATTAGCAGAAACTACATCATCTTTTAAATCAGTAAGTCCTTTGCCTAATTTTTGAGTTGAATCACCTATTTTTTGTCCTGTTTGGATAGCAGTATCGGCAACTTTTGTAGCTACACGAGGTGCACTTTCAGAAACTTGACCAGCAAGCATTTTAGCTAGTGGAGTCATTTTAAATATGGTTGCGTCTATAACGGAACCTATACCCATACCTTCTACGATATGTTTTAGTTTTCTTATTCCGGGATGATCTGCGTCGTTAGTAGCGAATGGTGTATCTAGCCAACCATAATGCTCTTTAAGCATTCCAGTTAAGTTATCTTGTGATTCATTCTGTGCAACAAGGTCATATCTCAAACCAAGTAAAGCACCTTCTTTTAATGTTCCAATTAAGGTACTAGCTTTTTTAGCTTGACCTAATAAACCTACAGCTTTACCCATACCACCTGTTACAGCAATAGTTCCAACAACATCAGTAGCACCTCTAACAACGCCGCCCCACCATGTTTTAGTTTCAATAGGATCGCCGTCACCATACATAAACTGATCCCACTCAGTTTTATATCCTTCTTCAGTTTTACCTTCTTCTTCCATCTCACCATTGAAAAAGTCAATGACTCTTTCTGGTGCAGTAATAATGTTAGAAGCAATATCTCTAGCTCCAGCTCCTAAACCAATAAAAGTATCAGCTACATAATCTCCTGCTGTAGGACCTTCTTCTTTTACTTCTTCTGGTTTGTTTGCTTCTATAGCTTCTTCTTCTTGAACCTGTTCAGTTGTTGGTTCAATTTGTTCTGTAATTTCTCTACCAAGTTTTATATCAGCAGCTTGTATATTTTCTACTGCTGAGGTTGTATCCTTTTCGGACAACCCTTCTCCAGATATTCCTATCTCAAGCGTAGGGTCAAAGTTTTCATTCATAGTTACCACGGTAAATATTGCCAAATGAGAGGCAAGTAATCCGTAGTTACTTGTCCTTTCTCATTACAGCTTTTTTGTTATAAATGGATGTTTTAGCGTTTGCGTCACCAGCTCCTTCTGTTTCAAGTCTTGCTCTTGTAATACGAGAACGAGTTGGATATTTATAAATAAGTTCTAAGACTTTATCGTCATATTTTTGTTCTTTTTTATCTTCTTTTACTTCGTCTTCTGTATAAAATTTTAGTTGTTGATTAGCAAGATCAATAGGATTAACACCCATTCTCATTGCTAAGTCTCGATAGTAATCTGGTATATCTATAGATTGTTTTAGTGGTGTCTGTCCCCAAGCTATTAACTCTTCTTGTGTTTTAAGGTCAGTGCTTAGTTGACGTTTTTTCCACTTACCACCTGAAGATTGTTGTAAGTTTAATTGTATTCTTCTACTGTAGGAATCATCACTAGGATCTAATTCAGGAACCATTAATCTATTTACAGCTCTTGAATCAGTAAGTACTTCTTTAACCGCAGCTTGTGCAGCTCTAAAAGCATCTTGAGGTGTGCTTACAATTTGTCCATTACGCATGTAAGTATCTTTATAAGTCTCGTTAAATATCTCTTCTAAATTTCCATACAGTGTTAACCATTCTTCTGATTTAGTATCAGTCTCACCAAAGGTATCTCCTGTTCCTGCGTTGGTGTAAGCCTTTAATAAATTCTGTGCTTTTTTATAATCAGGAGTACCCGGATTCAAAGCTCCAGATGCAATAATTTTATCTTTATATTTGTTAAAAATTTCTGTACTGACATTTTCCATTTCAAAGTCATATACACCACCTTGGTAACGTAATGATTTTTGAATCATATCTTCAGCTACATCATCATCTAAAGTTCCACGTAACGCATCAGCTAGTTCTGTTGGTACATATCCATCATACTTTTCTTTATATATAGCCATGAGTTGTGCTTTGCCGTCATTAGATAAATTTTTGTTTTCTCTAATAACTGATAAATCAGCAGCAATATCAGCTTCTCTTGCTTCATCTCTAGCTTGTGAACCGATTTGGGCAGCACCTGCTAATTCACCTGCTAAACCTGACCACTCTTTCCAAGAACCCATAGTCTTAGTAGAACCATCACGAGCTGTTATTTCGTGATTAACTATAGACATAGCTTCTGAATAAGTAATCACATTCTCACTAACTAGATCAATTAGGTTTTCTTTAAATGCTGTCCTACCAGCACCAATAGAAGTTCTATTTCTAGCGGCATACCTAGCTGCCCAATCGTGAGCAAGTTGATGTCCATCAGCAGGGTTAGCTGTTGAAAAACCAACTGCAATCATTCTGCTGTCAGATGCTTTTACTTGTGCCTGATAATTAGCTTCTCTTTCTACAGCTTGTTTCTTACGTCTAGCGTCGTCAAACTTATCTATCTCTGGTTTAACAACCGTAGCTACAAGTGCTTCGTTTAATCCTGCAAACTGTCTTGCATATTCAAACTTAATCTTTGTGTCTAATGCTGCTTGTTCTGCTGGAGAAAGATTATCTAAGTGACCAACTGAAACTTCTTTACCATCTCTAATAACATCTATCTTTGTAGTTTCATAAGCATCATAAACATACTGGTCATAACCTTTGGCTTTTTCTAAAGCATATTGTTCTGCAACCATATACTTTTCCCAGCCAGCCATCTTACGAAATTCTTGAGCGGTGATACTGTCACCGGTTTCCTCTTCGTATTTAGAAGCAAATTCTTGTGTGGCTAGATCATCTTCAAATAGTAAATCTCTTTCACCTTTAAAAGTAGCTTCCAATTCTGGACTAACACCTCTAGTAAGTATGTCTAGTTTTATCTGTGCTTCTCTGTCAGATCTATGTTTGTCTTGTCTTTGTTTAATTATTTCTCCGACTTTCCCTGAGAGAGAAGCTAAACCTTCCCAAGTCTTTTCGGTATTCCTTACTCTATCAGCATTATTTTTTTCTAGCTGCTGTAAGTATCTCTCTTCTGACGCTTGTATAGCTCTGTCAGAAGCTTCTTGTTCTGGGACTACATCTACTATCTCTTGAGGAGTTACTGATTGCCCAGTTATGTTGTAATTAGGAATCATTTATTATACCTTTGTTTTTGATTTGAAACCCCATTTTTCCATTAGACCGTCATTACCTGCTATACCAGAACCTAACGCCTGACCCATGCCTAGCATTAAAGTCATACCTACGTTCTGCATTACAGGAGGTGGTGGTGCTATGTCTTGTACTGGTTGCATAACTACCTGACCATAGGATCTATTTAATAACGATTTAAGTTGTATGTTTACATCTTCATTAACTTGCTTAGCTTTGTAACCAGCTTGAGTTAAACCTCTGGATCTCATCGCTTGACTAATACCAAAGTTTTGATTGTTCATAACTAATTGTCTAGCTACGGACTTACCTCTAACACCTCGCTCTGCTGCTGAAGCTTCTATTATTCCTTCGTTTTGAAGCATCTTTTTAAAGTCTTCCTGATTCTGAAGAATTGCTAGAGATCTTGCATTATTTAATTGTTGTTGTGTTCTTGAGTAAGCACGTTGAGCTGCGATATTTGACTGGTCAACTTCTTGCTCGAACTGAACTTTCTTAGTTGCATAAGTAGTTCTTGTTTGCATCCACTTACGTTCTCTGACTTTTAGTTGATGCTCATAATTTCTTTTAGCGGCTGCATTACTTGCTGACGCTGCTTGAGCTCCTGCTATTGCTGAGAACGCTGGACCTATTGCTGCTGGACTGCACACGGCAAAATTCTATAAAGGATAAATTGTTTGGTCCGTAGGGAAATCTCCTAAGAAATTTAAAACCTAAAAACCTAAGTAACTTGATATGGACTTTGTTTCTTTCGTCAACAATGTTCCACAGTAACTTTTCTGTTCTTGCATTCACATACCGTTTTGCTTCTCTAGCAAAGGTATGAGGATATTCGTAGATAGCTGGGGTGCAAAGCATCCAGATTTGTCCACCTTCGTGAACTCCTGCCATGCCTGCTATCTCGCCATTTGGCACTTCAAAATAAACTGAGTCGCAGTTATGAAAACCTACGACTAGTGCATTTAAAGGGTCATGTCCATGACCTTCTGTAACCTCCCGATAGTCATCGGGTAAAAGGTTAGAAGCCACACGAAGTGCAGCCTCTAACGTTGCTGGGTGAATGTATTTAGACACGCTCGTAATTATTGTTTGTGTAAACTCCTTCCCACGTCATGTTATGAATTGTGGCTGGAGCTGGGTGTGTAGATTTAATAGTTATTGCTGCGTTTATATTTCTGTCGTATATAGGAACTGTTCTTAAATTATTATCGTCTACAATTACTCCTGTGTTCGCAGAATATTGGTCAGCAGAAGTAACTTCAAATTCTTCATTATAATCAGTTTTACCTTTTCTACTTACAGTTGTTTTATATAAACCTATTGGACCAAACCCAAACTTAACTCTATGGATAACTGTATTAGCTCTAGTATCAGCTCTCCAATTTTGACCGTTTTGAGTTAGATAGTAGATAGTTGGTAGTTTTACTTCCAGAGTAAATTGATATCCAATAAGGAATGTCTCTCCAGACCAATCACCATCAAGTTCTAAGTTAGAACCATTAATAGTAATTAGACCATATCTACCTAAGTTATTACCAGCGTCTACGTCATAGGCTGCAAGTTGATTTGAACTTTCTAATCCGGTTGGTTTAGCTTTTGTAGATTTATTAGTAACTGTGTTATAAGTCCAACCACTTACTGACATTAAATGATCTAGATGTACTCTATTTTCTGCTAATGCAAAAGTATTAGAGTCCATTTTTATTGAATATTTTAGTAATTGATCTTTACTGTTATTACGTACAACTACAAATAAATTGTCATCTTGCATGCAATGGTACTGAATAGTTCCAGTAAGTGTCCATTTAAACCATGATGCTAATCTTCTTTCAGTAATTTGATCAAAGTATCTATATCCATAGAGAGTAGATGTACCTTCTTCACTAAAGAAAATAGCTGAGTTTTCTCTAGAGTTAGATATAAGTTTTAGATCTTTTTCAAATAGTCTAGAAACTACTGCACTTTGTTCTATTACTTGAGGTTCTCCTTCTCTCTGCACTTGTGCCATCTCAAAGAATCTTGAGAACTTACCGGCATTATCTAAAAAACCTAGTGTGGTGCCAAGAGAGATAGGGTTAGTTGCAGTGTTGAAGTTATAAGTAGAAAGAGCATTGATCTTAGCTGTTAGAGGAGTAAAGGCATCACTATCTGTAGTGAGCATGAATTGCTGATTCTTAGAAAATAAAACTAATCCAGTATTAACTTGAATACCGTCATATAAAATTGCTGGGTATTCTGAACTAGCAGAAATATCTATTGGATCACTAGCAACTTGAACTATTGCAGATTTAGCAAAGAAGTTTGTAAAGTCTCCGGGACGAGATAATACTATATATTCATCTGAAAGAATACAAAATCTATTTCTAAAAAAGACCATTTTATTTATAGTTTTACCTATAAAAGATGGTTCAGGGTTTGTAACATCATCACCACAAATTGCATCGTCCCATTGAGGTACGGCTGGTTGAGTTACTCCTCCAATTGAATATGTAGATCCATCTAATTCACTAATCCTAAAATTACCATCAGCAGTTCTTATTAAAACAACTGGCATCTTGGATCTTTTTAGCCTTATAGTTCTTCCCGGTTTAGCACATTCTTCCCATGTACCTTCACCATCTCTACCACTATTTCCAAAGAATTTTACAAAATGATTATCTTCGTCAGCAACACTGTTGACAACTTCAACTACCATTCCGTCTTTACACTGAGAAGGAAGATCACCAACATCATTAACCTTTCCAGCAACTACGTTTAAGAGTTCACCTACAGGAGTAGACGCGTTAAAATTAGTAGATCTTTTTATATGTAATCCTGTACCAATTTGTGTAACAGTAAAACCATTTCCAGTAGATGCTGTGGCACTACCAGTTATTTCTTCTCTAATAGAACCAAGAATACTTTCAGCAGTAATAGTTGTCTCAGTATCAAACGGGGTTGGGTTAGGTCTAACTAATGCTAAGTTAGCTTGGATAACTGATGTACTTGTAGCTTCTACAGTTACTTTGTAATAGCCATCTTTCATCCAAACAAAAAAGTAATCACCAGTTTCCCATCCTTCACCACCATGTAGTAAATCAAATGTTGTTGTATATCTAGCTTTATATTTAGTTTCTTGACTATTTCCAGAGCCCTCTGCAAAAGGCACTGATTGACCTGTTGTTGCTATACGAAAGTAAAGATTTTTAGGTTGGAGGTTGTTTGCTCGGGTTCTATTAGTCTGTGTACTAACATTCTGTCCAGAAGCATTTATGACATTTATAGAGTACTTAAAGTTATCTCCTTTACTTTGCATACTTTGACTAACACCATTCTCGTCAGTTTCAGTAACACCAGAGTTATAAGTTATTGAACCAATTTCTTTAGGATTATTATTATTGTAAGTTATTCCACCAATAGCATTTTCATCAATAAGAATCTTATCATCAGTGATATCAAAAATACGAGTGCCTACATTTGGTGCATAAGCATCTCTACCATCTCCCGCAGATTTATCAGTTGGGTTAAATAAATCATCACCATTAGATTCGATATCGTTGTATGTCGTATAGTTATCTCTTAAACTATGTGGTGTTAAATATCCTGCTGTTGTCCCATAATTATTACTTGAACCAATTAGTTCAACATTTATTCTTGTTGCTGTAGAAACTGGTTGCGTAGTTGTATTATCAAAAACATTTAACGCATACTGTTTTGCATAAGATATACTTTTCAATTCAACAAAAATTTCTTTCCCAAAATCTCCAAGAGGTTCTGTTAATGTATCCATTTCAGTTTTAATGGATCTGTTATTTAAGTAAGTAAAATCGTTGAGAGTTAAAGTTTGAATATCTTCATCATTAGTGTGAGTTAAATATGTATTATTACCAATACCATCAACTACATTTTTCTCGGCACCAGTAAGACAGTCCCAAATCCTGACTGTTCCATTCTTATGAATCTGTCCTATATACTGTTCAGTTTCATCTCTGTAGTAATGAAACCATTTACCATCTGCTGATGAATTTTTAGTACCATCACTTAAAGATGCCACAAACTTTCCAGCAGGTCTTTTTAATAATCCTTGTGTAACGTCAGGTAAGGCGTTCACCATGTCTTTCACCTGACCGGGAATCTTTTGCTCGTCAGGTTGTTGTGAAATGCCAGCCGTCAACGCTGGAATAGTTTGTGTAATTGTTGCCATTATCTAATAAGTGCTTTGTAAGGTTGATAAGATCTATATCTTGTTCCACTAGGAAAGCCAAAGAAAGAAACATCTCCTTGATTGCATTCATATTCCATTAATGAAGCACGAGCTAATTCTTCTTGATCTTTTAATAGTTTTACTAAATCAGTATTTGTTACCAGTTGAGTTGCTGCTTTGGTAGAAGCACGGGCAATAATATATCTTTGAAAGACTGATGGTATATCTGTGAACGCATAAAGATAAACAATATCTAATGAAAGGTCCTTTGTGAATACATCTGTATGTCCAACTAAGTCATAAAGTCTTCCGTTTCTCTTAACCAAATCCATCTGTCTATCGGCTTGACCATCATGTAGGTCGTAGCGTAGATAAGTATTAGGAACAGTTATGTATCCAAAAGAGTCTGGACTAACTGTTACATGTTCTTCTGTATTAAAATGCCATCCTTCTTGCATGACATCTTTAGATACTTCAGAAAGAATATTATAAATAAAAGATATTTCTGGATTCTGAAAGTTAAGAGTAGTAATTGGTGATTGACCAATGCTACCCAAGATAGAGTTAACTGCGGATAGTTCGGTATCGGTTGCTATTTGAGTAGTCATAAAAAAAAAGGGAGCCGAAGCTCCCGTATAAAGAATAAAAATTAACCGTTCTCTGGGTATGTTGTACCGAACGCTGTTGGTGCTGATGCGCCTACATATAGTTCAACGGCTGCTGCTGGGTTTAGGAAATCTGCACCCATAGCTAATCTTCCAAGGATTACGTCACCTTGGTAAACAACTGATACATCACCAGAAGTTACCTGAACCTGTGGTCCGATAGCTTCTACGACCCCTGCTGCTTCCTTCTGGAAAATTAATCCACAAGATTTAGCAAAGTCTGTGCTGTTACCGTAGTTGTTGTTTAGTCCTGTTACAGACTTACGTCCGTCAGCTAGAGCTGTACCAACGTGGTCTCCTAAGTTTGAAGGAGAAGTCTCACCTGTAGTTCCGCCATAAGCTACACCATGCTTAGCTAGGAATGGGATGTTCATTGACTTGAAGATCTTGATGCCTGCAATTTCAATGATTCCATTACCTGACTGTAATGCTGTACCTTGTACGTCTCTATTGATAAGTCCGTTTGTTCCGATGTCTTGGATCAAACTGTAGTATTGACGAGGGTTTAGAACCGCGCATCTTCCAGAGGAAGAAACTCCTTTTTCGTCAAGTGCTGCTGCTGCGTCATAGAAAGCATTAACTAAGTTGCCTGCGTTGTAAGCATCAGAATCATTAGTTGTTGAACCAACTCTGATCTGTGTTCCACCGGGCTCCTTGAAGTTAGTCTTAGCTACTGGAGAAGCTTGTCTTGCACCTTTAGTAATAGCTCTGAAGATGAGTCTGTCATACTTCTCTGCTAATGCGTAGCCGATCTTCTTAGAGATCTCACCACGTAATTCATAATGTGCAAGTGTCTCATCTAGCTCATATACGAATGCACTAGATATTAATAGGTCGTCGCAAGTTATTGTTTTTTCTGCAACTGGAGGTGCGCCGTCACTGTTACCTAAAATTGAATTTCCGGGAGTATGGAACTCAGCAGTTGTTCTACCTGTGTAGATAAACTGTAAAGATTTTCCATTCTTCAATGTTCTCTTCATCACCATGTCACGAGCTATTGACTCATGCTGGAATCCTTTGAACATCTCACCTGAGAACAATTTTAAGTAAAGGGCACGTGCGTCACCGGATGAATTTAACTGACCTTGGCGTGTTAGCGAGGTAGTTAAATCTGAACTCTGATGAGCCATGATTTTTTCTTAAAATGTAAGAGTATATATTGTCGTTCCTAACGTTAGAATTGTGTCAGTCTTAATTGGTCTAGCATGAGACTGCCATGCTTTGTGGTCTTTTCCCACCGTCGACGGCTTAAAGGTATCCTCCTCAGAGGGCTTTAGCCAAATTGGTATGGGAGGCTTCGCACCTCCCTCGTCGGCTTTAACCGATTACCTTAGTGTAAGCAATGCCACGATATACGAAAGTAACTTTCATGGTTATCTCCATATACTTAGACCCCGTTCCATGCCTAAGATTCATGCGTCCCCTGATTGGGGATGAACGGACGTGGCTGCCAGTGTCGGGTAACCCCGGACATGATAAAGATATTAGTTATTAGTGTTATCAGAGTCAGAAAGTTCTTTATCAGTTTCTTTCTTCTCTTCTTTCTCTTCTTTATAGAAGGCATAGCTGGTGATGCTTGCTCTCATTTTGTCTGATTGATGGCTCATCCTATTGAAGGTGCTGTAAGTGCAACTTGAGTTGACTCAGCAGAAGCTAAATCAAGTGGGAAGTTGTGAGCGTTACGCTCGTGCATTACCTCAAAACCGAGGTTCGCTCTGTTAACTACATCTGCCCAAGTAGGTACTACCTTTCCATTGCTATCAACTATTGACTGGTTAAAATTGAAACCATTAAGGTTGAAAGCCATAGTGCAGATTCCCATGGCGGTAAGCCATATGCAAACCACTGGGAAAGCAGCAAGAAAGAAATGTAGAGAACGAGAATTATTGAAAGAAGCATATTGAAATATCAATCTCCCAAAGTACCCGTGTGCAGCGACAATATTATATGTCTCTTCATCTTGCCCAAATTTATAGCCATAATTCTGCGAGACCTCCTCTGTCGTTTCGGCAATAAGTGAGGAAGTAACAAGACTTCCGTGCATAGCAGAGAAAAGAGATCCACCGAATACCCCAGCAACACCAGCCATATGGAATGGGTGCATGAGTATATTATGTTCTGCTTGGAATACGAACATAAAGTTAAAAGTACCAGAAATACCAAGAGGCATGCCATCACTAAAACTCCCCTGTCCGAAAGGGTAAACTAAGAACACTGCGAGAGCTGCGGATAGTGGGGCTGTGTATGCAACAAATATCCATGGTCTCATTCCTAGTCTGTATGAAAGTTCCCACTGTCTACCTGCATAAGCTGCTACTCCTATTAAGAAGTGGAAGACAATAAGTTGATATGGTCCGCCGTTGTATAACCACTCATCTAAAGAGCCGGCTTCCCAGATCGGGTAAAAGTGCAGTCCTATTGCATTGGAGCTTGGAACTACTGCTCCAGATATAATATTGTTCCCGTACATTAACGAGCCGGAAACGGGCTCACGTATGCCATCTATATCTACAGGTGGTGCTGCGATAAAGGCGAGTAAAAAACATGTAGCGGCTGTCAGTAAGCAAGGGATCATAAGCACACCAAACCATCCCACATAGAGACGGTTATTGGTGCTTGTTACCCACTCGCAAAACTTCTGCCAATTATTACTGCTTTCTCTGGTTACTGAGATTGCAGCCATTAAAATATACCGGGGATAATTTGACCGGTTGATACGTAGGCACCTAGTGCTGCTACGAAGCCAAGCATTGCTGCCCAGCCATTAAATCTTTCTGCTTCTGGTGTCATAATTGGGTTGTGTGAATGATTGCCATCGCAATCTGCATTGTGTGACATAACTCTTATTGGTGGTTCGTAAGGGTATTCGTTTTCTAATAATGTTTCTAGATCTTTTGTTTTCATTAGAATTGTAAGTCTGATTGATCTAGTTTTTTAATAACGTCAGCTCTGTAAGCTGGGTCATTGTCATAGCGTGGGTCTCCCATCGCTGCGACGAGTTCGGCTTGTGATCTGAACACATCGCCTGAAGATGATGCAGGTTTGCCTTGTAGCATTCTGCCTTCATAACCATTTGATTCTTCGTACTGTCTTTGTAGACCTTGGAAAGCAATTCCTATAGCTGCTGGGTTGCCCGAGTCAACTACAGAATCAAACGCATTTATCTGTGCATCTGGAAGATTACTTGCTGCCCACTCAACTACTCTGTTGTAGTTAGCTTCTCCACCTGCTGCATTCTGTACACTATTAACTTGTGCATCAGACATTTCTACAGTTTGTTGAGGAGCTTGTGGATTGTTGGCTTGGATCTCTAAGTAAGCATTAACCAAATCTTGGCTGCTCATTTCAGAGAACTTAGATATTGTTTCTTCACTAAGTTGACCATCATTTGCATAGTATTCTTCAGAAGCTTCGTTGATTAAACTGACCGCAGGAGCTTCATCAGATACCTCCTCATCGCTTCCTTCTTCCTCTTCATATCCTTCGTCACTTTCTTCGTAGTCTGTTTCTTCTTGTCCAAGTTTCTTTTGTAATGATAAGTAAGCTGCTTCTAAGTCTTCAGCATTTTTATATTTACCAGCTAGTAGTCCTTCGTGTTCTGCTTCTAACTGTTCTCCTACTTCAAGAGAGTTCTGTTCCTCTTCGGTTAAAACTTCTGTTTCAGGAGTATTATCATACGAAAATGTTTCTGCCATTATTCAGGTTGTTCTTGTGGTGGTTGCATTCCTTGCATGTTCTCAGAGTCAGCTAATTTAGAATTAGCAAACTGTCCAGCCTGCTCAAGTAGAGTCTGATTCTGCTGATTCTGCATCTGTTCTTCTTTCTGAGCTGCAAGTTCTTGTTCAGTCTTAACAAGATTCAGTACGTCAATACCTTGAGCAGCAGCAAGACGTTTGATTGCTTCTAAAGGATTAATGAATCTCATCAATGACTCTGGTCCTAATGTCTGTGCAATAGTTTGTACAAACATAGTTAAAGCTTCTCTATCTTGACCACGACCTAAAGCATTTACACCAGCTACAATTGCTGGTCGTACAACATCTTTAGGTAACTTAGGTAGTTCGTTACTTCTCTGTAAAACTAAAAGTGTTCTATCTAAATAGGGTATAAGGAAAGATGTAGTTAATAAGCTGAAGATTCCACCGAGCTGTTGCTCTAGTTCTAACTGAGTTAGTCTGACTTCTTCTGCTGTTACTCTTTCTGCATTCCTTACATTCATTACAAGGAAAGCTTCAAGTAATCTTCTCTCAATCGTTTGTGCCATCTGAGCTGCTGTAGAAAAATCTGCTGTTTTTCCCACTTGGACGACTTGTACGTCCTCTGCTCTACCCTGTACGATGGCTCCATTTCCAGCCTTTGCAATAGTGGCTGGTTTAGTAGTTGAGGATGGGCTGACTAGAAAGATAACTTTACTAGCTGCCGAAGCTCCTTCTACTAATGCTTGTGATAATCCTTCAAGAGATTTGAGATCACCAAGGAACTCTTCTACTCTGCCACGACCATACTGTTCTCCGTCTACTGAATTAAAAGTCAGGACTAACCATGGACTTGCATTCTTTGGAGCTGTACTTCGTGACCCAGGAATTATCATTTCATTTACTTCTTGGTACCATACCCATCTGCCGTTCTCTAGTTTCACGCACGTGTAAACTTCGACCTCATCAGTATTTGTACCAGTATTTGTTTCGTCGATACCCGTGTTGGGTTCTTTGACTGGAACGTCGTAACCGAGTACGTCTCGACTTATCAATTCCTTTGTAACTATTTCTAGGACGTTACCATTTCCGTCTCTGTTGACGACATACCTATTAAGCGGATAGTTCTTAATACCATCTTTACCCATAAATAACAGTGCATTACCACCAACAATTAAATGTTTAAGTGCTTGGTGTACTACAACTCTGTCATTTGATGCAGCGATATAGTCCATGACCATTCGTTCCATCTTGGACAAAGAAAGATCAAGTTCTGATCTTGCTTCGGGAGGTAACTCTTCACCTAACTTGTCCTCTCTTACCTGAAACTTAAAGAAGGAACCTTGTGGAGGTAGGATTGCTAACATTAATTTTGCAGCAAGCCCTACCACACACTTAGATCCGACTGATTGCCACGGGATATTGAGAGTCTCGTGTGTAGGTCTTGAAGATGTATCGTCTTGAATTAAATAAGGTAACGTAAGCTTTGAACAATCAACTGCTTTATCTAGGAATTGTCTTCGATCAACTACGAGTTCATTGTATCTCTTACGTGCGGTCATTAGTTAAGACCCCCAGTTGTCTGATCTGTACCTGTATTTACTTTAGGATTTAATTTAATCCTTAATGATCCTGTACCTTGTGAGTACTGGTTTTTATTTTTATTACCACGATCATCTTTAGCTCTCTTAACCTGTGGATTCACATCCTTAAGTATAGGTTCAGGAGGATCAACAGGAGGTGTTGGTGGTAATGGTGGTGGCGGAGCTGGAGGTAAAGGTGGTGGTGGAGCAGGTGTACTGCTTCTAAATAAACACATTAAATTTCCTCGTCCATAATTGATTTTATATATTCGATAACGCTGGCTTGTCCAGCACGATACATGATCGTATTGATATCTTCTTTTGGGTGAATAGGTTTCCACCCAAAGTTCTCTTCTAACTTATCGACTAATTCATCTAGTCTTTCGTTGTAAAGCTTAAGAGTATTGAGGGAGATTGACATTCGAGTGTTCAAAAAATGCAGGCATTCTAGCTGCCTTGGTCTGAGAAAATTCTGGTGCTTTGCCTTCGTACATAAGTCTGTCGCTGGCATCTAACCAAAATTTTTTGTCCAAATATCTATCGGAACTTTGTTTAAGTGGTTCCATAACCCAGTTGATAGTTGCCTTTCTTAAGGCATCAAGTGAGCGGCTAGGCTTTAGACCTAGTTCCGCACATACCAAACTGTTTGTAGCTACGTGGACTTGTTCGTCTCTTGATATATCTGCTGATACAGTTCTTAATCCTGCGTCTCCACAGAATCTGAAGAATGGAAGCAACACAAAGAACACTGCTCTTTCTGCTACTAACGCCTTACAAATTGTATGGTCAGGATGTTGTTCCCACGCTGCACGTAAGCGTAAAGCTTCGGCTTCGGCTTTGTCATCTACGCCTAGTGCGTTGGTGATATAGCCAAGTGCAAGATCATGTTTAATCTCGTCCTTAACGTTTGACTCTAGAAGTGCTCTGGCAGAGTCGGGAACTTCTTTATCAAGTGCTTCTGTAATGAACTCGCCAACTGGTAACTCCATATGGCGTATTGCAAGAGCACGGTAGATGGTTTCTTCTGCACCTTCTTTTAGTTTTCCTTTAGATGTTTGTACTGGTGTCCAAGTTCTTTTCCGGGACAGTAATTTTATATAGGGATTCATTGCTGACAGTCACATGCGATATCATCTGGTTTGTTACTCATTATTTGCTCTAAGTATGCGTCAACTTCTGATGAATCTAAAGCTGCGTAAGCATCAGATTTATCTTGTGTATCTCCCATTACTTGTAGAGAATAATAGAGAGAAGTTTGTGGACTTTCTAGCCACTCTTCTATAAATGCCTCATCGTATGTCACCATGTCACTCCAAGAATTGAAGCTATAGCCATGAAGCAATCCTGTTCTATCTAGCATGATCATTATCTGATCTGCTACTAATTTATAACTCTCCCATCCAACTTCGGATGCGATTTCAACGTCGCCATATTTCACCTGTTCCACACCAAAAGTACCTGAATCTCTATCAACTACTCTGCTGATAGGAGGTGCAATTTCTGGTGTAGATGTATTACCTTTTAGGTCTCTACTTCTATAAGAACAACTAGCAGTTGGAGCTATAGCGAATGCTCTTTCCATCTTGTTCTCTCTTGCTATGTTAGCTGCTTCTTGTATGCCGAGAAAAAGTTCACGCGCAGCTAACCCTGCGTACCCTTCATAAGGTTGAGCATCATTTGTTGCTTCAAGAGCCTTACCAAACTCGGCATATGTAATATTGTTTTGAGCTAGGAAGTTAGCTAAACCAAGCATTCCTAGTCCTACTTGTCTGTCTACTTCTGGTGGGAGATATTCTCCAGACCCTCCAACGCCTGTCCGCCCATGGAGACTGCACAACTCGGACATACCTTCACGGAAAGCCGAGCGTAAGTCGCCGATAAGACAGGCACCGAGATTGATATGCTGGAGGAGGCATGTGCCACGTGAGGGCAGGTATACCTCCAAACAGACGTTGCTTCTGATCCTGTTGCCATGTTTGTCATATTTTATTTTTGATAACCAAATGTCTCCTTTGGCAATTCCTCTAAGAATTGCTTGTTTTGTTCCATTTTCTGTATTATTCCAGAGCTCTGTTGTAAGATCAACTGTTCGCTTAATCCATGGGAGTTCTTCTCTGGAGACTTGCACGAAGTCAAGAATATCGGGGTGGTTAATATCAAGATGGGCAACAACCGCACCATTTTTGTACGTGCCCCCGCGTCTAAGAATTTCATTTAATGTTGAGTAAATTTTTGCGAATGAGACGGGTCCCGATGCAACGAGAGTATCAGTTCCCTTAATGCTTTTTGTTCCTGCGGGTCTAAGATCCGACAGGTGGACTGCAACGCCTGCTCCGTATCTGAGAGCATGCGATACAAATCTCCATGATGCTTCGATTCCATCACTACCTTCCATTGAATCTTCTACGTTGAAGATTGTGCATGACACGGGCAGACGTGTTTTTGGATTGTCAATCCATGATTGGACTCGACCAGTCCTAGCAATTTTGTTAGCCATTTATATGAGTGAATGTAAGTTTGGTTTTTTATAGTTAGGTCCTTTTAATACCTTTCCGTCTTCCCTGTAGATAGGATTTCCATCTTCATCTAACTTGGAAAGATTGCTTTCATGTATCAACTTCAATGCTCTATCAAGATCCCAACCCATGTTGGCAGCGTACTGATAACAGACATACACAAGGTCGGCTAACTCTTTAAGACATTCTTCCTTGTAATTATCATTATCTCTAAACAACATCTCTTCAGCTTCAATAAACTCGTGATACTCTTCAGTAATTAAGTCACATTGATACTGTCTGACTGGTTTGCTTTCAGAACTTTTGATTCTATATAGTCTCCTAAATTCCTTTGCTTGTTCTTGATTCGATTTCATTGAGTAAATAATGGGCAGCTTTTTTTAAATCTTTTAAGTCGTCGTCTTTATATCCTGCGCGACATACATATTTGATTACGTTTCCAAGGTGATAGTTCAGGCTTTGATCTCTAATGAAATCCCATACTTCTATGTTTCCTCTCTGGTAGTAATCAGGACCTTCGGTTGTGTTTTTTTGCTTCATTTAAAAATGGGGTGATTAAATTATTTAATTTGAAGACTTGCTCTTGTAGCTTCAGATAAAGTTCCATCATGGTTTCTTTATCTATTTCATACAACGCTAACTGTATCTCTCTCATCTCCAGATCCTGATGGAGGGTTAATTTCGTATTGTCCCAAAGGCTGCCAGAGGATTGGTTCTTTTTTGTCATGGTCGTAGTCGTCAGTAGTTAAAATTCTTGCGAGCCTTGCATTAACAAGAGCATCTTCTTCAGTCATCTCTTTCTCTTCAAAAGTTTCAACGACTGCTTTCCATGTGTATCCTTTTTCTGCAAAGATTTTTTCTGCTTTCTTGACTCCTATCCCGGGAACTCCTGCGTAACCGTCAGTGTTATCTCCTGCCATGGTCTGGATGAGATGCCATCTTGCTCCTTCTTCTGGAGTAATGTCTACAGTTTCTTTAAAGTCATATAATTTTCCGGGAATCTGTCTCATGTCTTTATCAGGAGAGACAATAATATTTCCGGGGTACTTTGTTGCGTAGATACCTAACGCATCGTCAGCTTCAAGTGTATCTTTAAGGATAACTTTGTATTCTTTCTTTAGCTCCTGTATGACACGTTTGAATCCACAGGGCTTTTTTCGTTGTCGATGACCCTTGTAATCGGGCAGAATTTTTTTCCTAAAATTATTAGGGCTTGTAAAAAACAATATCAATTCATCATCAAACGAACCTAATTCATTTCGGATCTTGTCTAAATCTCTTTTTACGCATTTCATCGCATCTGAGAAGTTAGAAGTTACAACTATTACGTCATCTCCAAAATCCATTTCTGTTTCTGCTGATGCACAGCATTTATAGACTATATAGTCGCAATCAATTAATAATTTCATATTTAATGTACGTCATTCCATGTCAGTCCTTGTTTTGCTTCGGCTGCTATAGGACAACGTAGTTGGTAATATTCTCCAGCCAATTTTGCGGCTTCTTCTAAAACGCTCATTAATATTTGAGCATTATCAGGTTTTGTTTCATATTGCAGCTCGTCGTGGACGAATGCCAATTGATGAGTGTGGGAATTGTAGCGAATACCTTCATCCGCAATAACCATCCATCTTTTAGCAACAATACCAGCACTACATTGGAGGAGATAGTTTAAGGCTTTGTGAGGACTATCAACTAGAACTCTTCTACCGTCAATTGCTAAGAGCCACCCGTTAGTAGACTTAGCTGAAACCGCTCCCAATAAGTCAGCGAGTCCTTCGATTGCAGAAACAAAAGCTTCTCTAATTTCCTTTCCTTTCTTTTTAGCTTCATTGGGTTTGAGGGTGTTATCATAAGAGGTTCCAATTTTTTCGTTGCCTGCTCCGTAAAGGAAGGCATATGTGACAGTCTTAACTTGTCGTCTAGTAATACCAATCTTGTCGGCATTTACTTGGTGTATATCATCATTGAGAAGGATATCTGCATATCTACCACCGTCGTACCTTCCAAGGTAGTGGGCAAGCATTCTCAATTCAATACCACTTAAATCTGCACCAACCATTATTTTCCCGGGACTAGCTGTGAATAGTTCTCTAAACTCAGTTGCCGCAGGTACTTGCGCTAAGTTCGGTTTACGATGAGCACATCTAAATGTGTTCGTACTAACCGAGCAATGATGGTGTATCTTACCTTCAGTCGTAACAAGCTTGTTCCAAGCGTTCACGCCTTCGGATATCATTCCAAGCTTCTTCTTTATCGTCAAACATTTCGCACATGCTAGCGAGAAGGGAATATTTATCTCCGTCAATATAATCTCGTCGATAATTGGTTTCCCAGTCGTGGTGGTCTTGCTCAATTTGACTTTGAAATGAGTCTTCAAAATCCATGCTATGTGGTCTCGTGATGTTGGGTTAAACTCCTTTATTCGTTGTATTTCACATCCTTCTCTGTATCCTTGTGTTGCGTTATCTCGTTTAGGAGTGAACAACGATCCTGCAACGAAAGGGAATTGTCCTCGAAGTATTGCTTCAGTTTCTTCCATCTCTCTTCGGAGATGTGACTCAAGTTGCTGAGCTTTTTGTTCATTAAATGTCCATCCATGTATTTCTTGTTCAGTTAATATCTCAGCGACGCGATGCTCTAATCTACACGCGTCAGATAAGGGCGGAAGTGTTCGCATAATTTGGTGGTAACTTTTACGTCTTGGACCATATAGTCCTGCATATCTTGACTCCACTCTTGCCAGTCAGATGTTTTACCAAAGTCTCCTTTGTATTCTCCTAATCTGTAACCGTATGCTTCGAGTGAATGTCTTCCATATAGCTGTAATGGCATATGTCGCCATTGTCTTCGCTTATCTATCTCCATTAAATTTGGGTGATATAAGCGAGATAACACAAGAGTATCAATAACTGTAGCGTCAGTATGAAAGCCGTCGCTAAGTTTCCGAAGCACAGCAAGGTCATACCCAATAAGGTTGTGACCAGCAAGAGTATCAGCTTCCATAATTTGATTGATACCATCCCTGATACTGGGTGTTTCGTCATCTTGATCGTTATATACGTATGTCTTTTCCTCTTTGGTATCGAAAGTGGAAATGCAATGTATTTTTGAAACGTCATATAATAATCCGTTTGTTTCTATATCAAATACCAGCATTATTTTTTAGCGATATATGTTTTATCCCTAAACTTTGCTTTTTTCTTTGCTTGTTTTGTGGGTGGGTTTGGTTTCTTCAGCTCAGAAGTCTGTGCTGGGATTGAAAATTGGCTCCGTAGTTTCATCGTATTTACATGTTTCTTTGTTGTATTTCAATTGACATGCGACACCTACTTCACCTGAGTATCGGTTCTTAAGAACACGTAGTATTGTCTGGTCTACTGCTTCCGTTTGTTGATTTCTTTCTAACCCCCAAACTTCATCAGCTAACTGAGAAATTGCTGCGCTTCCTCTTAGTTGACCAAGAGTTACACGTGCACCTTCTTCGTGGTTTTTATCTGTTTGTGTTCTTCTTAGATGAGATACCAAGAATAGTTTTATTCCTGTCTTTTCAACTAAACTTCTTAGCTTAGTCATGGTGGTGTCGATCATCTTTCTCTCATCTCCGTCTAATCCGGAAATTAATATACTCAGATGGTCCAAAAATATGGTCTTCGTTTCGAGCGCGAGTGCCATATATTCAATGCGACTGTAGATAGTATCAGGATCAGCACTCCCGAAGTGGTCATAAAGGAAGAGATTCCAGTTTTTGAGCGTGTAGTCATATGCTTCTTGTAATGTTTCCTTGGTATGTTCTCCAAGATGTAATGCTTTACCAGTAGCTACAGACATCAAGCCTAAAGCTGTTCTTCTATTTGATTCCTCCAGAGCGATGTATCCTACACGCTCGTCCTTATCTAAAAAGTGAGTCGCTAACTGTCTTGTCAGGGTTGATTTACCTTGACCTGTTCCTGCACTTATTACCGTTAGTTCTCCGTATCTACAGCCATGAGTAAGTCTTTGCAGTCCTGCAAATGGATACTCAAAGTCACATGGAGGACTAGGGTTAGTGACTAATTCCAGAAGTGATTTACCATCGACGATACCATCCGGTTGATACGGCGACGCATTCCAGATCGCTTTCCGAATAGCCTCTGAATCTCCAGCTTGGAGAGCATCAGAAGCATCTTTGTACGGATCCGGAAGGTGAGCAATTTTAACTCTCCCACTTGGTAAGAGAGCTGCCACTTGCTCAGTGGCATTTTTTCCTGCTTCATCCTTGTCAAAAAAGAGAATAATTTCTTTATAACCTTGGAATAACTGGAGTTGTTTTTGTATGTCTTTCTTGGCTGACGCCGCACCATGCGGTAGGGAAACATGCGCCCAGTTTGGGTACGCCTCCCACCCCGATGCAGCATCGAGTTCGCCTTCATAGACAATGATAAGTTTGCCAGTAGAAGGAATAAGAGACTGACCAAATAAAGTGTCAGTAGTAGTTCCTTCATACTTAAACTCTTTTAACTTGCTTTTGGTTTTGAATCCTCGAAGTGTTTTATCGCTGCTGAAATAAGGGAAGCGGAGAAGTTCTCCGTCTCTGTATATTCTGTAGTGTTGACAGGTTGCTTCGCTGATTCTTCGTTTTTGCAGCCTTTGGGCTGATCCTTTGAATGTGACATTGGTGGGCATGTGATTGTGATTATCTTGTGTCGTTAAGTTTTGACAACTAAAACAAAATGTATTTCCGTCGCTGTATATAGCTTTCGCATCTGAAGAGCCGCATACTTCACACGGCTCATGTCTTAAAAACTCTGCTGTCATTTCAACCAATCAACTGGTATGCAGTGTGCAGCGCACCATAATATTCCATATCGCTCGCACCATTTCGCATAGGTTGTTTTGCTCTTCTTAGAGATCCTTTTATATGGATCCTGAAAGACCATGCGAAGATCTATCTTTGGGTTATCGTTTATGACTTGTCTTATCTTTCGCCTAGATGGTGGATCCCAATATCCTTTGACCTCTAGGATTACTCCGTTATTTGGTAATACAAAGTCAGGAGTATAGCTGTGTTTAATAGTGTAAGGGTAGGACGCTTCCTCATATTCGTAGTCAACGTCCAAACTTACTAATAGATCAGCTACTTTCTCTTCAAGTCCTGATCGAAATGCCATTAGAAGTCGTCTTCTACTGAACTTGGTGTCGTGTCAGGTGTCACGTTAGGTTCTTGTGCCTTGAATCCAGAAGTGCTACCAAACAACTCAGCAGCTCCTTGCTCATCAAGATCTCCTGTATCTACACCTACCTCTGACTGCACACTTACTATCTGTACTCCAGATAATTTTAGTGATGTGCCATAGGTCACGCCATCTCTTAATATGTATGGCTTCTGAGTGAATCCAAGCTTAACCTTACTGCCTGCATATACTGGTGTAGTCTCGTCCTTGATTGGTGTACCTTCAGTATCAACAACTGGAGGTCTCTTCTCATCTGACCAAGAAAACTTGATTAGATACTTACCCTTCGATACCTCTTCCCATGGTGTAGGTTTCAGTGTCGATCTCTTAGGGTTCTTAAGTTTACTCTCTGCCCACTTGAGGCAGTCTGCTCTTTCATCTTCTAGCTTAGAGATTAAGTCATCTCCAACTATCGCTTTTAATGAATAGCCAAACTTACTTGGCTTCAACACAGCTTGATATCCCTCTAGGGTTACAGGCTCGGGTGTTACGTGTATGTTTCTCATTAACAGAAAAAATATTGTGAATCAATTACGGCTTCTGGTTTTAAGTCGCCAATAATCGGTGGTTGTTCTTCAGCTCCTATTGCTAGGGCGAAGTCGGTTAGTGGTTCATGCTCTGCGAACAGAGTCATGTATGTTTTACGTACTAAGGTGGACAGTTTACACATATCAGTAGCTCTACATAGAACTGAATCATGTATTAGTGCAATTGGAAAATTTACTGAGGTAAGAGCTATATGAAGTAAAGAAGCATCAAGTGAATGTATCAAATTAGGAGCAGTAGCATTTTTATGATGTTTAAGATCTACACCTGCTTCAGCTCCCTGAACCCATAGTTGGCACTTACCCATTAATTGTGTTTGGATAATTTGACTTTTATGCTTCATTAAACGTTGTGTGACTTCAAAACCAGATGGAGTAATCCATTTAATTTCGTCGTGTCCTTCTTTAATACGTCTAGTTACCTCTGTCTCTATCCATTTCATTACTCTCATTGCGCCGGGAACGACAACATTCATTGCTGCACGTACCGCAGATACACATTGAGTTAGTTCCTCTTTATCTACATCAACACCTTTTTCTTTAAAGGCGTCCCTGATGTAGGAACGATTAGAGAAGGGCTTAGCGTTATATGGAATTGTCATCACACAACGCTTAGTCACCTTCCTATCCCAGTGGGGTTTTAGCCGATCAGGGATTGCCTCCATGCTCCTTGAAGCGATGGTTGCATAGGCGTCTTGAGGCTTTTCGCTCCCAATGACATTTACCATGCGAGCAGTGGAGGCGTCCTTGGCGAGACCGGCGAGAATCTGGAGACCACTACATGTAGCGTCTACTGCTACAGGCAGATGAGTGTGATCACGATGTTCGTAATACAACTCGTACCACTCAACACATGCAGCTAAGAACATCCATGGCTCGTCTGCATTTTCCCAGTCAGCAATGTTACCGATAGGATCAGACCATACACGATGTACTAACTCTCTGTTCTCTCCGTTCTCTATCCATTCCAATCTTTCTTGCATGGTTGCTTTATCTAAACCATACGTTGTAGCAAGTTGGAACTTTATCCAATCCATACCCTTCTTAGTTATCTTTGCACCTTCACTAAACAAAATTAAACTCTTTCCAAAGTCAGTGTCTTGTGGTGTTAGTAGGTTTGGGATTGGATACGCTCTGCCACGATAGTCAAAGCTCCAAGGTATGTAGTATTCTTTATCCTCAAATTCTCGTACTACTTCCATGGTCATACGAGTACGGCAGGACTTACGCGATTCATTTTGGCGTAGTTCGTGTACATTTTTTGCTGCCGTCTTCCACTCCCTCCATCTATCCTTACTTGCTTCTTCTGGAGGCTTTGGAGGTACTTCGTATTCAATTACAGGTCTAAACTTTCCTACGCTAATTCCTCTTTCTTCTAGTTCTTTCGCAACCTTTACTATAAAAGGATTTAGCTTGTAAGAAACCTTTTGAATTTTATTAATAAACTCATAAGGCTTTTCTCCCTGTATAAGCCCATGCTTGCTCCTTCGTATAAATTGATGGCATCTTGTTAAGTCATTTAGATAATATCCACCATCTTGAAGAACATGCCAGTTACGTGGAGGTATAAGCATAGGTTTAGCAAGTGGACTATATAACTCTGCCATTTGCATGATGTCATCGTGATGTTTTATTAAAAGTTCTGTTGGGACTAATACGGAAATTGTTTTTCTACCTTTTCTAATAAATTCTTTTTTAAACCATCCTTCATTTTTATTTTGGGGTATTGTACTTTCCATTAAACAATTTATTAAAAAAGTACCAACTTTAATTTTTGTCAGCTTACCCCATGCAACCCAAGGAGTAACATTCAAATTGTGCATAGTTGTTTGTATGCACTTACGTTTGTATTCAGTTCCTCTTGCTTGATGCCAATAATTCTTTTTTAAAGTTGCTAATAATGCGGGTGCTTCTGTTTCGTAATATCGCATTTGACATTCACCCTCTATAGCTGCACCAACAGCTAAAGCAATAGTTGTAACAACATGCTTATTACTACGTGCTGAAAACACATGGTCAAATACTACTTTGCAAGTTAGTAAAGCCTGTAAATCAGATGCTACTGGCATTAAATTGTTATTAACGATTGCACCTAAATGTGCACCTTGTTTCTTTGCTTTTTCTTTTTTCGTATCTATTACTGCTATCAAATTTGGCAATATGGAGTTAACAAATGATGAGCCATAAACAGTAGCGGAAGCATAAGTCTTTTCCTCAAGATCACGAGTTCTAGATCTTAGCCTTTCCAATCCACCACTTATACATTTACGCTCGAACTCCTGCTGATCTTCAATTTGTTTTTCGGTTAGCATGCTCGGTAGATTTTTCTGTGCATCTTCGTACACATGGACAATTAAGAAAGGGACTAGCTTTTTAGCTAATCCCGTCCACTAATTATTCAAATCTCGTGAGGATTTTAAGTCCGGCGCGTCTACCAATTCCGCCACACTCCCAAGGGATCTCGCGCTTTTTTATTGTAGCTTGCGGACTTAAATCGTACAAAATTCTCGTAATAAGTGTTGATTTTGAAATCTATAGACGCGTTAGATTACGCAATAGCGAAGTCTATAGAGTTCACTTGCTGAGCTAACTGTTTATCAGCAGCATGCAAGTAGCGTTCAGTTACGCGTGTTGAGGAGTGACCCATATGATGAGCAACGTCCTTGATGTTGACACCTGATTGAATCATCAATGTGCCGTATGTATGACGTAAGCCATGAAATGTGTATGTGCCATCAGTTTTATTGATAGCTCGTAAACACTTTCTGAATGCACTCCTAACGGAGTCAGCACTAGACCAGTCATCGCCAAATAAGTTAACATTTTCCTTGCACCTTCGTACAAGCATAGATTTTAACTCATTGTGTAGACCGCAATAACGAGCCTTTACGCCTTTGGCTTTAGGGTTAGTTACGCGAATCATGTTGTTGTCAAAGTCGATGTCGTTAGCCTTGAGAGCTAAGATTCGTCCTTGTCTTATTCCAGAGAGAGCAGCAAACAAAATAATGTCAGCTAAATCTTCGTGAAATATAGCTCGGGCATGGGTAACCATGTCCTTGATGTCTTGAGCAGTAAAAGCATTACGCTCTTGACAATCTTCGTCCTCACTAAATCTTTTAAATCTAGGGACTGTCCAGTCCTGAGATAAAAGCTCCATCTCCTGAGAGAATTTGAGAACTTTAGAAATTGCTGAGATGTAACGATTAAGCGAAGCATTCTTCATGCCTTCAGCTTTTAGTTCGTAACAGTCATCGAGCATCATACGCATTGTGATCCTATGTGGATCGAATGACTCTGAGTGATTCAGAGGATCAGATGTGAATTTACCTGAATAGAGTATGGCTGACTTACGTCCTCCACCTGATACCCAAGCTGGGTGTCGGCGTAGTGTAATGTCCCTGCACTCTTTCCAAGTAGCACGTTTTTTAACCATAGAGAATGTCTCTGAGTTGTTTGACTAGAAGCACACCTTGAGGTGATAGCTTCATTATTTGTTTACGCATATCAGTTGGGTCACGATATTTGATAACCCAGTTGAGTCCGCTTTTACCGAGCCGATGCTTGTGAGAAAGCCAATCAGTATTACGCGAAGCACTAGCACTTGGCATGTTTAGTCCTACCTCCTTGTCTTGAATCTGTACCTTTGATACGTCATCGTGACTTGCGATGTAGAGGAACACGCTAATTACCTGTGCTGGAATCTCTGGGTCGTAGCTCCTGAATAGCTCCATTGCCTTCAGGAGTTTCTCCATCTCCAGATCTGTCGTCTTTCTGAATGGTTCCATTGCCTTTTGCATTCGGACATTGGTATTCTAGCAGAAAGTTGCCTAAGTGGACAGAAAAGTCACAGTATTTGTCAGATTCGTAGCCTAAGTAGAACGAACCGACTGAGATCAGTTGCATAGGATTATAAAAAATAACTTTTAAATAATATTCTGATAACCATTTTCATGCTATGTACATGTTGATATCTAAATATAGTTAAACCTTATTTACAGTTGGACTGTATATACATTTCGACTGCATCAAGTATGATTTGCTCAAGTGTAGACTCTTTTGTTGCAGCATCTATTTTCAGCTTTAAATGTTTATCTTTAGGCATTCTAATTGTCACTCTTTTTAAATCCAAGATAGTGACCTTAAATATTACTTATGTATCTAATATAACAGTATCATCGACAATCTGTTGTTTCATAATGTTAAGGAGTTCGTCCTTGTGTTTATGATTATTAAGTAATGTTACTAGCTGGTTGTAACGTCTGTCAAATGTTTGTTCATTCATGGATCAAATAAAATCGAAAGGTGGGTCAGGTTGGAGATGATAAACTCCTTCCATGGTTGCTAAAACTATCTTTTTATTCTTCTTTATTTCCTTGCTTAGTCTTTGCTTGGCATGATGCCTTGTCTGGTATGTATATTCTTCTACTTTTCCTGTTTTTGGGTCTTCTGTCCTGATTACGCCAAAGACACTTGAAGGTAATACATAGCCATGTATTTTCCATTCAGTAAACTCTTCAAATTCCATCGGCGGGAAATAGTGTGGAGGGCAGGCTTTGATGGCGTCCCAATTGTTGGGATAGTATTTACGCTTCATCGTATTTTTTTATATCAATAAGTTTGTAACCGTAATCGTCGCAGTATTTCTTACCAATCCATGCTGCGTCCTCGGCTGAGTCGCAGTTCATAATGGTGTATGTTCTGAAGAATAAAGATCCTTCTGGTTTGTAAGTCATTGAATAAGTCATTGCGTCCCTGCATGATTGTGAAGAGGCAAAGGGTTTTATGACTGTTTGCTAGTCAGGGTGGTGTTTTTTGAAGGTACAAACGTACCCGAGACTTTTTTCAGGCACCTTACAGGCGATCCTGAGAGGGCAAATTAGCAGATAAAGTGACCAGAGCAGCTAAATTGCCACTTAAATGGGTACATATCACCCCATACCTCGGCAACGCGTTTGTCTACTATCTTTGCGATTGCGTCTCTGTCTTCATATGTGAGACAGTCGGCAACGTTGATGTCTTTTGTGCGGTGGAGTTTTCTGTTGTGCTCCTCTGCTTGTTTGAGTAGGTCGTCGTATTCAGTCATAATGGTGATGGGTTCATTAGTTCGTGTACTTCGCGAGCGTCCCTGCATTCCTGCATGTTGGTGTACTCTTCGTGTGATGTACTCATTTCTTCTAGCTTTTCAAATAGCTCGCGTGGTGAGTATTTGTAGAATGCGTCCTCGCCTAAGATGACGTCGCATGCGTTAAGAACAAACCAATGCTTGAGCATTGGCTCGCCTGTAAATAGTCCACCGTCCTTGTCATAGTCGTCTACTGCTTGGCGGTAGTGGTGGCATTCCATGATCCCGTCCTTGTCTGGGTCGGGTGGTGGTCCAAATTGAAATGACATAATGCGTCCTTGCGTCCTTGAGTGTGATGATTGTGTAATGCTGATTGTGAATATGAGTGTGGCGTCCTTGATTGTGAATGATTGTGGAAAAAATAAAAATGGCAAGAACCCAGTCATAGACTGGGCTTTGCGTTCTTATTGTTTACACTTATAACTTAACTACTTTTGGTATTCAACCCTAGTTGATGTATAACCAGCCTCAGAATGTATAACTTTATATCCTTTAGATATAAGATTGGCATGGGTTAAGTCATTGATATGACTTGTGTCTGTGTGATCGTCCTTGTAGATCACGTATAAGTGTTTGTGCATTAGTTTGGTACGATAGTGGACAGTTTAGCATTAAGAACTTTCTTTTTATTTCCATGAGCTACGAATGCTATAACGTAGTCACGGTCAGCTTTTGTGCATAGCTTACAAGTTTCGCACTTGTTTGGATGTGCCTGTTGTGCTGGGCAAACTACTACGCGGCGTCCTTGTGGTGTTGTGATCTTACCTTTAACTCTAAAGAGTTCTTTTTTCTTACCGTCGCTGGGATCTACTGATTTAAAAGATTCTATCTTTTCATGGTCAGTTGGAATAATAGTTACAGCTGGTACACCAGCATTCACTACATCATCAGCTTGAGTCAAAGACTCAGTAGAACCATTGACAGTAAAGCCATTACGGTTTGCATACTTCACAGCCTCGAGATTATGAACATAATCTAGCTTGTGGTGTGTGTATGTATAACCCTTGGCACCACTGGATTTGTTAGCATCAACTAATTCTTTTAGCATAGCTAAAGTTATTAGCTCGCGTCCTTGCTCATCGGTATCGTAGAAAAGATCACCGGCTTGATTATGGCGGTACATAGTACCGGCTTTGAGAGTCTTAACCTTATTGGTTAAGTCAGACCAAGAACCACCTCTCTCGCCTGATGTGACTTTTTGCCAGTGCTGGTTTAAGTGAAAGCCAGAACTTGCGTAGCAAGTTGTTTGATAGTGTGGGCATGTTGTTGGACAGGATTGTTGTGAGCTGGTCGTGACCATTAGGCGTCCGACCTTGCTGTTACTGGATTTAGGTGTGATGTGGACAGTCATAAAGTGTGGACGAATGTGGACAGAATGACTAAACAGTGTAACTGTTAGTCAACGGCGTCCTTGCGGAGTTGAACCGCAAGTGAAGACCCAGACGCTCTAACTAGCTACGCTAGTTGTAAGGCTTGCTTACTGTTGTAAGTAGCACCGATTAGCTTATAGCTAAGCTTGCCAGTGTTTCTAACCTCGTCGTTAAACTCAAGAACTGCGTTCTTGACTAGATCCTGAACCCAGAACCCGAAGCTCATGTTTGGGTTGAGTAAAAGATTAAGAATCTTTTTACGGCTAACGTTTGAGTACTTGTACTCATAGCCATTCTTAGTGAATCTCAACACAGCAGTAGCTGTGAAAGGGTTAACTGCGATAGCTTCAACACAAGTTGAAGAGCGAGGTGTAGGAATCATAAACATAATTTGAAATCGGTAATTGAACTGTTTGAGAGGAGTTGTAGTTAAGTTATATTTATCTCTCTCACCCTAAAGGGAGAGATAATATAACTATAACTAAAACAACTCTCTCTCTTTTGCCATTCTAGTCCCAAACCGTCCACTAGTGGAAGCAATGTTTACATTCTGTAACAATACATAGTATTGTTGTTTCGGCATGGCAACAGATCGCTGCTCTTGCACGCGATCAATTAACGCAGGCACGCATGTCGCACGAGTATTGATTCACGCACGATATGGTTTCAATCCTCGGCACCTCGTCGGTCAGGGAGCGAGCGAAGCGAGCGGATCCCTGTCTATGACTGAGTTCTCTGCGGACTATCAATCCGCCGACCTCGTGCATGCCGCGAATAGTTGAGTCGCGGGGACAATTAACGCAGGCAGCCGCACGCGTTAGAAAGAGACCCCACCATGGGGGAGTCCTGCCGCCGTCGACTTATATAATACACCTCAGAAATTTATGCCAAAATTTAAAAACGATGTATAGCCTGTCCACTATCGACCAGAAACTGAGTAAGCCCTGCATCGGTCAAATAATGCTTGAACATATCATCAAACACCTTCGTTGGAACAGTACAAATATGTGCTCCTGCTTCAAACGCCATACCCACTGTTTCAGCATCTCTAATGCTTGCAGCAAGTATCTTTGTATCTGATCTGTTATGACAAAACACTGCTGCTATATCTCTAATCAGTTCGATACCATTCTCACCATTGTCGTCTAAACGTCCAATAAAAGGTGAGACGTAAGTAGCTCCTGCTAACGAACATAGAATCGCTTGTGCAGTGCTAAACACTAAGGTCATGTTTACACGTAACCCCATATAGCTAAGGGTTTTACACGCCTTTATACCTTCGTAGGTGCAAGGTAGTTTGATAGTTGCTTGGTCAACCCAGTACTTACCATACTTAATACCGTTTGAAAGGAGGGTATTAGTATCAATACCATCTACTTCTATCGAAAGGTCTTTTACACCTACATCATCTATCAAGTCAGCGTACACATCATCAGGTTCTCTACCACTACGTTTAATAAGAGTAGGGTTAGTAGTAACACCTGAGATAACACCTGTCTTATATCTTTCTTCTATTTCTGAAACAATTGCTGAATCTAAGAACAGCTTCATTTAAAAACTCCTATACGGGTGAGGACGTACATAGTAAGTACGGTCCAGAATAGTATTTCTAATCCGATATTATTCATCGTCTTCCGGGAAGTAACCGATGGTAAATCCACCATCTTCTGTCTCTTCTATTACTGCTTTGTAGACTTTCTCATCTAGTTCGTCCATTTTCTCGTGGTACTCTTCTATTGCTATATCTACAGTTTGTTTTGCTTTGAGATGTACCCATCTCTGTTCTAACCCCACCAACATACCAAGTATTAACCAATTCAGGGGTGGGAAAGGAGTCTTCAGACTCTTATATAGTTCTTTAAAATGGTTTATATGTAATTTATTATCCATACTAGTTAAAGTAAGTAGGTAGAGGTGATATCAAAAAGGGATATCCAGCTAACAGTTATGTATTAGTGAGGGAGAGTCCACCCTTCTCTCCCCTAATAGCCCATGCTTGCTCTAAACCCAGTTGTTGTATGATTTTTTACCTGCGTTACCTCTCGCCTCTTTACGCTGGTCTAAGTCCAGTCCTAGGACAAGGTGATTAGTAGCAGCTTGAGGGTCATCAGTGAATTGTTCGAGCATATCTAACCATTCTTCTTGTTTCTTTAAGTTGATCTGTGCCTGTGCTGAAATAGACAGAGCATCTATGTAGTATTTAACTCCTTGAGCTAAACAGTCCAACCTATCGTCATGTTTGACAGCGTATTTCTGTCTACACATACGACTCATTTGGTAGAAGAGCATGTAAAGCAGTCTTTCTTCTGGAGGAGCTTCTCTATTGGAGTTGTAATCCCATTCGATGAGAGAGCGATTGACAATGAGACGATGTTGATTAAGAACAGGCTCAAGGGTATCAATAATACGATCTTCTTTTCTGACATTAGCTCTTACTTCTTCTACAAGTATTCTTTGTTTTGTTTGTTGTAGATGCTTTTTAAATAGCTCAGCTACAATACCGTCACCGAAGTTAGATTCGATAACTAGTGTATTTACGTTGTATTTTTTGCAGCCTTTTAGTATATCGAGCAAGGTCGCATCTGAATACCCGTCGCGGTAGGCTCGCATCTCATGTACGTATAGAAAGCCGTTCTTCTGCGAGATGTAGCAGGCGGCAGTCTCATCGGCTCCTCTACCTGAGGGGTCGACTGAGCAGATGGTTTCTTGGTAATCAGTCCACTCACCTTGTTGCTGCATAGGCGAATAGAAGTAATCACCGGGTAAGCCCACTGTGGGTAAGTCTTTAAGACAGTTTCTTGGATCTGAGCACCATACGATATTGTCGGGTGCTTTAGTAGGATTGATGCTAGTAACAATAAGGTCAGCCATTTTGAGAGGGAATTTCTCAGCGTCTGACAGACTTGTGTCCAACATAAATTGCAACATGAAGTTGCTGCGTCCCATAGACGCTTCTCTTTCAACGAGGTCATCATCTGAAAATCTATCGTCTGTAGGTGTCCAAGGACCAGCTCCGTTATCAATGTCTTCTTGTAACTGTGGAGCTATAAGTCCTTCGTAAGGGGTATTATTTCTTGGGTATCTTGCGGTCCAAATAAACGGTTTGTAATTCCTGCTTGCCAGCTTACGATAAATAGTAAAAGTAGTCTGAGGAGTCCCGAGATACATAATACGGCTATCGTTTTTCGGCGTAAGGATTGATTCTGCTTCGGTGCAGAGTTGAAGAAGCTTTTCACGCATCAACTCCGTCATACTGTTCCCGGGAACTTCTATGTCGTCCAGAATCATCAGGTCTGCCCTGCTTCCCGTTAACTGACCAGTAATACCAACACTTTTGACTGACGGTGCCTGATGAGGTGAGCATAGAACGTCGAAGGAAATTCTTGACCATCTCGCGTCGTCGCTCTTTGGTTGTAAGTGACTTAGCCATGGTGTTTCTATTATTAGTTTTTGTAAGAAGATACTCATGTTGTCTGCCCTCTCCTTAGAGGCAGAAATTATCATTATTTTCTTTTCTGGGTCATTGAAGAGCGTCCACAACACAAACGCTCCAGTAATCCAACTTTTTCCGACTCCTCGGAAGGCTTGGATCTGTAGACGTTTAGGTCCGTGTTGTAAATAGTCTGCAATGGCATATTGCGCCCTAGTTGGTGAAGGGAGATCAAGCTGGTCCCATAATGCTTGCAGAAACAGCTTGAAATCGCCCTGTAAGGACGTTAAAACGTCTTTCATGTACGAATGTGGATAAATATGTTATTCGAGCTCTGAGAGCTTCATAGCTACGTAATCGTCCCAATTATCTACGCCTTTTCCAGAACCAAATCCAACAGTACTATCTGCTTGTTCAGAATAGTTACCGGGATCTACTTCAAATCTGTTGCCTTTGCGTATTTTTAGGCTTTTACCTCTTTGTGGTCCAAAGTTTTCTGCAACATCTAAACCACCGTTATCAAGAGATATAAAATGCCCTTTAGTCAAACCTTTTAATGATTTTTTCTTTCTTGTATAGTCTTTTTTCATAAGACGAATCAATTTGTCATATAGATGCTCCTTACCAACTTTTAATAATGCTGCGTAAATTTCATCTTGACCTTTTGATTTAGTCCAAGGTTTTTCTCTATCAGATCTTTTTTTAAGTATCTTAGCTCTAGCTTGTTTATCGTCACCTTTTAATTTAAGACCTTCAAATGCACTTTGACTAGGTTTAGGTCTCCATGTTTTTCCGTCAGGACCTACGTATTCTGGGTACCCATCTAGACTTCCGTTTTCTCTTGCATGTTTATATGCGTTACGCATCCACATGTTTATTTCTTCTTTTCTATTTGGGTAAGCTTTTAACATCTTGACTGGTTCACTAGCAATAATACTTCTGGCACCCATACGACTTGTAGGTCTTTGCGCTCTAACAGCACTTCCGGGTTTACGTGTACCAAAGTTTTGTCTTGCTAACTGTTGCTCTACATATTGACGTTTTGCTAGTTCACCACCCGTTATTTCTTGTACGCCGTTCTTAAAACCGTTGCCATTTATGCCGTTCTTTACGCCATTCCTGACACCGTTTTTGACAGCACTCTTCCCGTTCTTCAGCGCGGAGCGAAGAATATTATCTATAGGCATTAAAAAAGCCCCTTACGGGGCGGCTATTTAGATTGTTGAAATACCTGCGTATTTATCTTTTTTCTTTCTCTTATTGGCTACTTTTAGTTTTCTTTTGTTTTTAAAAGCTTCGTTTCTTTTACGCGCAGCATCTTGCATACGTTTTTTAGCTGCTGCTCTACGTTCTTCTACAGTTGACTTACCAGTCTTTTTAAACTTGTCGTTTCTTGTACGAGCAGCGTCACGCATTTTTTTCTTGTTATCTGCGTTAACGCTTGCAACTGTTTTACCGTCTCTTTTACGTTTAAGAGCTGCTATTTGAGCTTTTGTCTTGCCAGCATTTTCTTTCGTTATGTTGGCTTTCTTTTCGTTAATCTTCTTATTTTGCTTATTAAGAGGATTAACTTTATTAAAATTGCCTTTTGTAGTGTTTTGTTTTTTTCTTAGGTTCTCCAGATCCTTTTTACTGTAGGTATTAAAACCATCAGTTCTGGTAATTATTTTTAAAGCTTTGTTTGCAAGACCTCCAAGTTTTTTAAGTCCAAGTCCACTATGGTCTTCAACTCTTTTACCGTTGACAATCTTGTATTTTTTCTTTTTTTTAGTATCCATCGTTAGGTTATGTGTCGTTGAATAATTAGCTCTCGCAGTGGCTGAAATCCAAATGCTTTTCGCATCCATCCAAGCCAATGACTACTACCTTTGTCCGCATTGCATTGCCTGCACGCACAGACAACATTTGTTGTAAGATCTTGTCCTCCCTTTGAACGAGGTTTGACATGATCGAGTGTAAGTTCTTTAAATTCATAAGTTTTTCCGCAATAAACACATGTACAATCGAAGTGCTCTTTTACTGCTCTTCTCCAGAGCCTTTTAGAATCTGAACTTGTCATGGTTATTAAGTTGTGAAGGTAATGTTTTGGACTAGGTAGTAGAGGGGTCATTTACGTATTTTGAGTCGGCTTTGTCTGTTCTTAGATGGAGATTGGAGTCTTCCCTTGGTAGTACTCCCCTTATAGTGAGCAGCGTCTCGCCCATCACCATTTCCGTAGGTACCAAGTTGTCTATTAAGTCGATTTGCATTTACACGCAGGGCTAAGCCCTTTTTAGTTTTGTTGTATCTTTTTTGTTGCTTAAGCCTTTTAGCTTTAGCTTTTGGGTTGGACCGGTAGTATTCAGCTGTTCCTTCCATAGAGCTTCGCCTGTACTAATTCTGGATCAACAGTTGGCATAACCTGTGCAAGTTTTGACAGAGGGTTCCCGTCATAAGCAACACCGCTAATATCATTAGCTTTTAACCAATCGCAGGCTGCCTTTAAGTCTTGGGTAGTTGCCTCACCTGCTTTGATGCGAGCGAGGAACTCCTTAGTAACTAAGTTATGCAACTCGTTGAATTGATCTTCGGTTGCTTTCTTTTTCATGCGTTACGCTTTTTCTTTTTCTTCTGTACTCTTTTTTCTATCTTCTTGATAGTTTTAAACTTATCGCCATACCTTTCTTTATCTAAGTTGTATAGATACTTAGGTACTCCACGAACAGTTCTTATTTTTAGAATGTTATTAGCTGCCATTATTTTTTAGCTGTCTTAGCAGCACGTTTAAAGTTTGCAGCAGTAGGAGCACCTTTAGCTCCGGGTTTTCTCATCTTCTCGCCAGAACCTTTTTTGATTCTTAGACGTTTGGCGTGGATGTTTGCATAGAGTCCACGTTTAGACATGACAACACTTACCTTTTTTAGGTGGTCTTCCTTTTTTTGTACCGTAGGTACCTTTTCCTTTTGGCATAATTAACATTTCCATTTGCGAAGGGCTAAAGCCTTACGAGTAGGCTTGCCGTTTGGTTTTTTCATTGGTCCTTTTACCCCTGACATACGAGCGCAAAATGATCTTTTGCGAGGACCACCACCCGGTTGAGGTGCTTTTAGATTTGAGCCTGTTGCTCTGTTGTATTTTTCTCTACCAGCTTTGGTGAGTCCGCCAGTACGACTTTTATGCTTGCCGATTTTTAAACTGACGTTAGCCATTAGATGCCTAGCCCTTTTTTGACCATGGCTAATGCCTTATCATCTAAATCGTTATCTGTTTGCTCAACTAATTTTTCTAATAGTTCAACTACAAAAGTCTTAAATTTTGGTGACTTAAGTGCAGATAATACAAATGGTTTTAAGATTGCTAACATTTTATTTCTTTGATTTGGTTGATTGAATTGGGATTATGTCGCTGCACAAATGCACAACTCTGCTTCCCGGTCTTAGGGTGAAACCTGTTTTTTGTAATGAGGCACATTTAAGTGCTCTCGTTAACTCGTAGTCGAGTCGCATCTTCTCTTCTTGTCGTGCAGCTATACTTCTGCATCGTTTTAAACTTTCTTTATCTAACGGAACCATAAAGTTAACTTGGAAACCCCAGTTCTCAGCCAGTGTGTAGCTAGAAGGGTTCATTCCAGTTTCTTCATCCATCTCCCACGGTTTTGTATGGTTGCCCATATAAAAAGGTGAAAAGGTCATAGTACTGCCGTTGCAGCTTATGTTTCCACCGTACTGTTGACGACTTGGAGCTCCATTATTCTGAAATTGGACAGCCTGATTCGTAACGTTTCCAGTCGCCGCAGCCACTGGATTGCTAACGTTATTTGTCTCAGGATCTGTCTCTGCGTATGCTGGACTTATTGTGAGAAGACTGAGTAAGAAGTAGTAGTGGAATCTGTGTCGATTGTGCGTACGGTATCTATTGTTTCGATTATCCCTGCTGATCTTTCTGTTATCTCTAACTGAAAGTCTGCTCCGGGAGTTGTCAAACTGAAGGTTGTAGCAGTATCTGCAATATCTCCTGAAGGAGTTATATTTGTTCCTGACCAAGTTTTTACCTCGGCTCCATATACTTCTTGATTTATTGTTTCTGAAATTGTTTGGGTAGTTGTTGTCGTTGAGGTCATACTCCCTTGTGTGAACTGAGGAGTTATTGTGTTTGCTCTCGCTACTGCGGGTGACAACAGTGCTAAGAGAAGAATCCATTTCTTCATGTTTTTGGTTTATCTTTGTTTGCCATTGGACAGACTGGTGGTTTACCATTACCGTTCTTACCAGTAGTCAGCCCGAAAGTTGCAAGTGCGCCCGTAAAAACGCTGGCTACGAACGTGATGTCGCTGTTTCCAGACTTCTTAATTACAGGTATATCTACGTAATTCATCGTGATAATAAATCCAGACCACACCACTACGCCTAGTCTTACTACTGTTCCAACAAATTCAACTTGATATTCTTTTTCTGATGCTATGTCTTTTACTTTGCCAAAGAACCCTTTTTCTTTGACTGGCTTAGCTTCTTCCATGTTGTTTTTAATATTGGTTTAAGTGTAGTTACTGCCCATTTAAAAGCTGCTGTAGCTGTAAGGGTGGCTGCTACAGAAACGACTGCTGTTGTACCAGCCGTTATTAATATTTCGTTTTCAGGTACTGGTACTTTAAAATTTAGTACTGGTAACTTTACTTCTCTAATACCTGTAGGTTGTTCATCTTCAGCTTCTGATTTTACACCGTCTGGTGGACGTAAATCGCTAGGAGGAACTACTAATGGTTTATAAAAAGGGACATCTGCCGTAGGTAACGGCAGTGTCATCTCTTTCATTTCAGGTACATCTGGAATATTAAAAGTTTTATTTGGTTTCAACCTTTTTAGCCTTTGCAGGCTTTTCTTCAGGTGTTAAAGCTTTAATTTGATTTTCTATTTCAATCATTGCACCAGTAACTTGGTCAAATGTTCTAGATAGGTTTATACGTTCTAAATTAAGCTC